TCATGAGGCCGAGAGTTTGCCAGACCCAGGCTCGGCGTTGGCAATCCGCTCCTTGAAGCGCTCACGCAGCACAGGGATCAGCGCCGTCACCACGGCCTTATCCCTGATATCCGACACCATTCCCAACAACTGATTATAGAGTTCACCCGCCTCTGCAGTAACGGCCCGAGGTGGGGGCGTCTGCTTGCACTCGACGAATACGGCCTGGACCGTGTCGTGTAGCTTTTGCAGCAGGACGATATCGACCCCAATGCTCGGCGCTGGCGCTTTCGACATGTCGTCGAACATCGGCCCTTCGCCAGAGATAATCCAAATCGGGCTAGCTCCATAAACTGCCCTGTAAGCGGCTAATGCCGACGCAGCCGGTTCCGTTTCACCGCGTTCATACGAGGCGATGGTGTTTTTACTGACGCCCAGGCGCTGAGCCACCAGATCTCGATCAGGATCACCCAGTTGCCGCCTTAGCTCGCGCAGACGTGCCCCAAGCGGGGTCTTCGGTTCGCTTTCCGGTCTAGCCAATCAATTATTTAAACCAATAACTCGGTTTACTTTACCCAAATATTGGTTTAATCCTCTCTGTGTTCGCAGACTACATCACCCCAAAAAAGGAGGCCGGCCAGGGCCTCCCCATCTGGATCAAGGAATCCTTTATGCATCGCGATCTACCCGCCGACAAGAACAACCGCGCAGAGCGCCGCCGCCTTGAGGAGGTCGCCCGCATCAAGGGCCGGTTGATCCTCGAAAAACTGACGCTCGCCCAGATCGACGAAGACTACAAGCTGCCCCGTGGCACGGCTGGAAACGCCGTGCATGAGCCGCATCTTGCCGGCGAGCGGGCCATTGCCGCCGCCCTGAAGACGCGACCGCATTTGCTGTGGCGTTCGCGCTACCACGCTGACGGCGATCGGCTGCTGCCGCAGCCCGTCGAGAACTATCGCTATGCCAGGCGTCTCGCCTCCCAAGAGGCCGCCTGAAGGTGTGGCGCAGACAGCTCACTGTTCTAGCCTTTGGCATCCGGGTCTTCACCGGCAGAGCAAGTCGTTGTCCGCTTTCGCGGGGCCTGCCCCGGCTGTCCAGTCCAGTCGTCTGCGCCACACCCCGACAATCCCCCAAATGGTCGAGCCCCACAATGACGAAACAGCAGGTTAAAATAGACATGCAAAACCCGTTCATTCCATCGCGCGAGCCGATCTGCCGCATCGCGGATATCGCCCTCATCTTTGCGGTCTCAGTCGCCGGTGTGGCAGCTGCCGCCGCTGCGGTCATCCGCCAGATTGTGCAGGTGAATTGATGCTGAACCCCTACTCCGAGGAAGAGCGCCTGCAGGCAATGATTTCGGCCTGCTACCGGGCCAGCCGTTCGCATTTCAGCCATCTGCCGATCCGCCACATCATTACCCCGCCGCCGCACCTGCTCGACGCAGCGCTGGCGCGGCACGTAGCCATCCATTTGCTCAACGTCGAATGGGACATTCCGCGTCGCCGCATCGTGGCGTTGCTGGGCCTCGGCCGAGCAACAGTCGCTCACGCGGTTGATGTCATTTATGAGCGCCGCCAAGAGCCGGTTTTCGAGCGCACCTACGAGCGGATTTCGGCCCGTGCGAAGGATCTCTTCATGGAGGCGCTGCGCGACGCGGCAAGCCGTGAGGAGGCCGCATAATGGCTGAGTTCATTCGCGCCACCATTTCGGACATCCATTTTGGCGAGCGTCTTCGCCCCATCGACCCGGCCTATGTCGAGGCGCTCGCCGCCTCAATGTCCGAACGCGGGCAAATCAGCCCGATTATGATCCGCCGGACGCCCGCGAAGAATAAGGGTGCCACGCCCTTTACGCTGGTAGCTGGCGGATACCGCACCACAGCGGCGAAGCTGCTCGGCTGGAGCGAACTCGACGCAATCATCGTGGTGGCTGACGCTCTCGAAGCCCAGTTGCTGGAGATCTCCGAGAACCTCTACCGTAACGAGCTCAACCCGCTCGATCGCGCCATCTTTGTGATGAAGCACCGTGAACTCTGGGAAGAGAAACACGGCAAAATCAACTCAAACGGTGGACGCCCGACAAAACAGGACACCGAGTGCCCTGTTGTTTTTGCATCGGGTCGCGAACTTTCAAAGCAGGTTCAAGAGCGCCTGGGCTTTGGCGAAACCACCTATAAAAAGGTGACCCGCATCGGCAAGAACCTGCACCCGACCCTTCGCCAGGCGGTGCGCGGTACCGAAGCGGAAAACGATCAATCGACGCTCCTGAAGCTGGCAAAGCTGCCTGCAGATGATCAGCTGAAGGTCGCCGCAGCCCTGCGCGAAAACCCCGATTTGAAGCCGGTTTTAAAGTGGCTCAAAGGCCCGGTGACCGCGACCGACCCCCAAGAGGACATTTTCCGCAAGGTGAGCGCCCTGCTCGCCAAGGCGGACAACGACACGCTGCGCCGCGTCCTCGACCATATCGGCAGCATGGGTGACTTCTCCTACCTTGAGGCTGCAGAATGAAACGCGACCCTGCCCAATTCGACTTTTTCGCCAAGGCTGTTTTCCCTTCCCGCTCGGCTTCCGAACGGTTGGACCTTGACCGGTTCCGGGGGAACCTGAAGCGAGCAATGGCGCGCGCCATCCGCGAATGCACCTACGACCGCCCAACCATCGCGGCCCGCATGGCGCAGTACCTGCGGCTCGCTTCGATCTCCAAAGGAGCGCTGGACGCCTATACGGCCGAGAGCAAGACCAGCCACGATATCAGCCTCGTCCGGTTCAAGGCCTTCGTCCGCGCCACCGGCGCGAACTGGCTCTGGGACGTGATCGTTTCCGACGATGGCTTGCTGCTTCTGGAAGGCGATGAAGCGCGCCTGGCTGAAATCGCCAGAGTGCAGCAACAGCAACGTGCTCTGGCCGCCGAACTCAAGACGCTGACGGCAACGCCCGTCACCATCAAGCGGCGGGGGCTGTAATGGCCGGTAAAATCTCCATCATCGGCCAGCTCGCCGAGATCGACCGCGAAATCCAGATGCGAGAGCGGGTTTATCCCGAGCAGATCCGCGCCGGGAAGATGAAGCCAGAGGCGGCGGCCATGTTGATGGACCGCATTCATGCCATTCGCGCGACACTGGTTTTCTGCAAGGAAAACGAGGCCGATATCAGGGCATTCGTCGCTGCCCGCAAGGCAGGTGCAGCATGAAGGCGGAGTGGTTCACAGTTGCTGCATTGGTTGCGGCGAAACTGCCGGAAATGCCGCAGGATGCCTCCGGCTATACGCGCCACATCGCCCGCCACAATTGGCGCGCACACACCGACAAGGTGCGCAAGCAGGCAGGACGCGAAGGCGGCGGCGGCTACGAGTATCACTACAGCCTCCTGCCGGGCACAGCGCGTCAGAAGCTGGCATTCCTCAACACGGAAATGCCACCGGAGCGCACTGACACTTCGAAGCTGCTGTGGCGCAAATTCGAGGCTTTGACGGACACCCAGAAAGACATCTGCCGCAAGCGCCTCGACCTCATCGTTGAAGTCGAGGAGATGAAGGTTTCCGGCATCAAGGCGCTCCAGGCCGTGAAGCACTGCACACGCAAGGCCGATATCGGCGTCGCGACATACTACGAGTGGCGCGAGCTGCTCGAAGGACATGCACGGCAGGACTGGCTTGCAGCACTTGCGCCGTCCACCTCGTCCATCGCAGCGGGAGTTGTCTCAGAATTGACCGAATGCCATCCCGATGCCTGGGACGTGCTCGTATCCGACTTCCTACGTCCCGAAGGGGCCGCGTTCTCCGCTTGCTACCGGCGCGCCGTTGATGTCGCCAAGAAGAAGGGGTGGGCACCGGTACCCTGCGAACGCACACTTCGCCGTCGCATGGATATCCTCGTCCCGAAGGCGGTCCAGATCCTTGCCCGCAAAGGCAAGGAAGAGGCGAAGAAGCTGTTTCCATCGCAGCAACGCTCCGTTGCGCATCTCTTCGCCATGCAGATGGTCAACACCGACGGTCACAAGCTCGACCTGCATGTATCGTTCCCCGGCCGCGAGAAGTGGGGCCGCGTCTTCCTGATGGCAACGCAGGACCTGTATTCGCGCAAAATCCTGTCATGGGTGCTTTGCGAGGCGGAAACATGGGAGGCGGTGCGCACCATCGTCGGCAACATGGTCGAGGTGCACGGCATTCCCGAACGCCTCTACATGGACAACGGCCGGGCCTTTGCGTCGAAGAAGATTTCCGGTGGAGCGAAGAAGCGTAACCGTTTCAAGATCACGGAAGACGAGGTCGCGGGTCTCCTGAAGACGCTCGGAATCGAAGCCCGCTTCGTCAACCCGTATTCCGGTCAGTCAAAGCCGATCGAACGCGGATGGTCCGATCTTGCCGAAAACATCTCGAAGCATCCGGCGATGTCGGGCTGCTACACCGGCCGCAGCACACAGCACAAGCCAGAGAACTACGGCAAGCGGGCAGTTCCGGTCGCCGAACTGGAAGCCCATGTCGGCATGTGCATCGAAGAACACAACGCCCGCGTCGATCGCAAGACAGAGACCGCCAAGGGTCAGAGTTTCGAGCAGGTGTTTGCCGCCAGCATGGCCGACCCGGCGAACCTCGTGCGCTTTGCCAGCCCGTCGCAGCGTTCACTGTGGATGCTGACGGCCGAGACCGTGACGGCGCGCAAGCCCGATGGCGCAATCCACCTGTTCGACAATCGCTACTGGAATAGCACCCTCAATCAATGGATCGGCAAGAAACTGACCGTCCGTTTCGATCCTGCAGACTTGCACGGTTCAATCAAAATCTACGATCCGCAGGGACGCTTCCTTTGTGACGCCGACTGCATCGACAGGACCGGTTTCGATTGCGCTGCAGCCGCCCGCGAGATCGCCCGCGCACGCTCCACCAAGAAGAAGGACGATACCGCCGCGCTCAAGAGCGCCAAGCGCCTCTCCGACCTTCAGCTTACCGAGTTGATGGGTCGCGGCGCGAAGGCCGCGAAGGCGCAGGCTGACAAACCATCTCGTCCGACTGTTACCCGCCTCATCACCAAGACGCCGGTTGCAACCAACGTTGCCTATCTGGCGGACGGCGAGATCGATGAGCAGCAGTTTGAAGACAATTTCAGCCGGGGCCTCGCGCGCCTGGCTGGTGGTGGCGACGCCGCCATTCTCCAATTCCCGAAAGGGGATCGCCCGGCAGGTACTGCGTCCGGGCGTAAAAGCAGAGCCGAAAAGTAATGCGTACGGTTCCACCAAAAAAATAGGGCGGGTCAAAAAGGCCCGCCCGTCAATCAAAAGCAAGGAACCATGTAAATGAATAAACCGACTAGCGCAATAAGCTGGGTCTTCCCGACACCAACCCCAGAGTTTCTCAAGCGCCATTCTCAGGAAGATGTCGATACGTGGCGCAAGCTCTTGTCCCGCGTCATAGATGCAGCATCCGCCAATGGCTGGAACAAGGCCGAAGTCGCCCGCCGCGCCGGGATCAAGGACGGCACGTTCTCGCAGTTCTCGAACGGCAATTATCCGGGTGTCCTGGCCAACATCAACGACCAGGTCAGCAACTGGCTGGAAGCGTTGGAAGAGAGCGCCAGCATCGCAGCCAGCATCCCGGTTTCGCCCAACTTCGTGAAAACCTATGTTGGGGCCGATGTTTATAACGTGCTGCTGTTCACCCAGATGACAGCTGGCTTCACCGCGATCACGCTGCCATCGGGTACCGGCAAAACGACCACAGCGCGGCACTTCTGCGCTACCCGCCCGCACGCTTGGCTCGCGACGATCAGCCCGAACACCAAGACTGTTCATGGCATGCTGGTCGAGATCGCTGCCGAACTGGACGTCCAGGAGCACAACCCTGCACGGCTTGCCCGCGCGATCGGCCGCAAGCTGCAGCGGATTGGTGACGGCACACTCCTCGTCATCGACGAAGCCCAGAACCTCGTTCCCGAGGCCATCAACCAGATCCGGCACTTCGTCGATATCAACAAATGCGGTGTGACCCTGATCGGCAACGAAGATACAGCCGTTTCCTTCGTCAAGGACAAGGGATCGGTTGCCAGCCGGGCGCAGGTCGCCACCCGCTTCGATCGACGGCTGAAGCGCGAGCGCGACCCGGTTCATGATGCGACTGTCCTGATCGAGGCATGGAACATTGCTGAACAGGACTGCGTGAACTTCCTGCACAACATCGCCACGAAACCCGGCGCGTTGCGCAATATCGATCGCACCATCAAGGCGGCAATGATGGCCTCGCTCGGTTCCGGCGAAGATCTCTCGCTCAACTATTTGGTGGCCGCTTGGCGCAACCGCGACATGGGAGACATCTCATGACGGAACTCAGCAGCGGCCTGCAGGCAGTCATCAGCAATTTCACCGGTGTCGAGGATAGCTCCGAGGGCGTCACGATCGAGCAGGCCGAGCTGCTCAAGCTGCTCGAAATCATGCGCACGCTTCACTCGCTGGCAACGAACCTTGAAATCGAGGTGCGTTGCCTTCGCGACATGGAAGCTGGCCGCCAGGCCGGCAGCTTTGTCGAGGATGAAGCAACGGAACTCCTGACCGACATGCTGCCGGCCGTCGATGGCAATGTCGTGACGCCTGATTTCGGGAGGAAGTCATGAGCCGCGAATGCTGGAAGCCTTCCGCTCACATCGACGATGTACGCAGCACGTTTGCCGCGCTGATGAAGCCCGGTCGCCGCGTTACCGACACGGCCTACAGCCACTTCATCGCTCAACTCCGCACTTGTGCCGAGTTGACGCGCGAATTGGAGGAAGAGAGCGAAATCCTCGAAACACAGCTGCGCGCTCATCCTTTTCCGCCCACCGCTCCGAAGCCAAGCAACGTCACGCCGCTACGGCCCAAACTTCGGCTGGTGTCTTCAACACCAGACGGCGGTGACGCGGCATGAAGCGCTCCGACACTATCACCCTGACGGTCCAGATGCCGGTTGCCGACGCATTGAACACTCTGCAGCCGGAAATCGAAGACATCGTGAGTAGCCGCGTTGCGGATCTCCGCGCACGTGAACTTGGTCGTTTCAACACTCTTCCACCGGGCGTGGCACAGGCGATGGCGAACATGTCTACGGCCGTCATTCGGTTTGAAAATTCACAGCACAGCAAAGCTGAAGGGGCGGCGATCGGCAATCTGATCGCCGCCGCGAAGGGCTTCAACAAGGCATATCTCGCCTTCAAAAAGGGACTATAAAAATGGAAGCAGTCATTCTCGAAGAGAGAGCCGCACTCGGCATCACCGTCATCAACGGCAAGGAATACATGTCGAACGCCAAGGGCGCGTTCGTGCCGCTTGAACTGGTGAAGGCATCCGACAAGCTGCAGGACGAGACAGTGCGAAAGGTCATGGCTTACGCCATGGACATCTCGGCGCAGATCGGCCGGTTCCGGGCGAAATCCATGAACGACCTGGACGGCCTCGACGCGCTGCTTGAACAGGAATACGGCGCGAAGCCCGGTGGGCCGAAAGGCAACCGGACCTATTACACCATCGACGGCCTGATGCGGATCAAGGTCAGCATCGGCGATTTCGAGCGTCTTGGCCCGGAACTGCAGGTCGGCAAGCGGCTGATCGACGAATGCATGATGGAGTGGTCATCGGAAGGACGCCCGGAGATCCGCGCGATCATCACCAAGGCCTTTGACACCGACAAGGAGGGCAAGGTCAACATCAAGGAAATCCGTAAGCTGGCTTCGCTGGACATCACCGACCCACGTTGGCTGGAAGCGATGCGGGCGATTAGCGATGCTGTCGAGGTCCTCTATTCTAAGCAGTATGTCAGCTTCCATTTCCGCAGGTCTCTGCAGGACGATTGGACCGCTGTCACCGTCAACATTGCGAAAGCGTGAGGGCGGGACGATGTACACAAACCTGCATGATGCTGAGGCACGGGTCGCCGCAATCTATCCAATCGGAATGATTGGCGATCCCGAGTATCCGCCCAAATGGCTTATCGAGTTTGCCGGAAACTACGACAACATCTATGTGAGCGAAATCATCGCGTCACATTCGGAACTTGTTCCAGTCGCAGAGGCCGAAGACTTCGACGACGACAAGCTCCAGGCCGGGGCGTTCGCCGAACAGTGGCAGCTTGCCGGCCGGACGGGCTTCATCGTCTTCGCTGAGATTTGCATCCGTCGCTACAAAGACGGCAGCACAGCCTATTATTCGGGGTGGGGCTACGTCCAGCTTGCATGGCTCTACTGCGAGACCATCGACGAAGTGCTCCCGAAAACACTGGCACTCGCCGAACGCCTTCACGACGAAGCGCGGCTTCGTGCCGAGAAGAAGGCAGGTGCGTGATGGATATCATGACATCCAAGCGCATTGCCAAGCTCGACAGCGTCACCAACTGCCCGTCATGCGGCGCGACACGCGATACGCCGCTCGGCGGCCGCAAGAACCGGAAGGTGCCGTTTTCATGCGGCGCCATCTTCTTCGTCGATCCCGGCCGGCCGATCGGCTGCCTACTGCCGTGCCCCGGCCCTTCGAATTTAGCCGCGGATTACCTCGATCGCGAAATCATCGAAGCCGACCATCGCGCCCTGGCGCTGGCCAATGCCCTCGGAGGTGCATCATGAGGCACTTCCGCGACGCCAAGGAAATCGAAGCCTTCATGATCGACGAATATCTGCGTCAGGGCATTCCCGTCGTCTGCGGTGGCGGAACATCGTCGGTTCCAATCACGCGGGGTTTGGAGAACGGCGCTGACGAAATCACAGAGTTCAACGTCACCGTTGCGGCCAAACTGCTTTGGGAGGAGCTGTCATGAGCCCAGAACAGAAATTGAAATACATGATCCTCGCGGCTCATGCGAACCTGAGCGACGGCGAAGTCTACGATCACCGGGCCGTGAGCGGGGCCGAAATCGATCAAGCCTACGAGCAGCTTGCAGAAAATGGCGACCACTGGGATGCAATGGGTGAAGTGCGCGGTGGCCAAGTCGAAACCAACCTTCCCTGCCCATTCAGCCGTCATTTAGAAGCAAAAGGCGTAGCGGCACAGTTCGCTGACGGATCATGGGTGGGATGGACATACTGGTACGGTGGCGGCAAGCACGCCAACCCAGAGGAAATTGACTGGGTCTGCCACGCCTACGACCTCACCTGTAAAGAGGAAGAGAAGGTCGTCACCGTACGCACATTTGCTCTCACGAACGGGGGCACACCATGACCTCCTCGATCGCCGCCATACACGTCGCGAAGAAGCAGCTCGGCCTGGACGAAGACACCTATCGCGCCAAGCTGCAGATCATCACCGGCAAATCCTCGGTCAAGGATATGACCGAGGAGGAGCGCCAAACGGTTATTGCCGCATTCCGTCAGAACGGCTTCAAGCCGGTTGAACGTCGCCAGGACGGCCGTCAGAAACTCACCGGCAAATTTGCCAAGAAGCTGCAGGCACTCTGGATCGCCGGATACAATCTCGGTGTCATCAAGAACCGCGATGACAGCGCCATGCTCGTTTTCGTCAAGGGACAGACGGGTATCGATCACACCCGGTTTCTACATTACGCCGACGACGCAAGGGCGGCGATCGAGGGTCTGAAGGCATGGTTACGCCGGGAGGCCGGCGTGGGATTCGGCAATACGAACGGTTATGACTGGATGGCTCCTGACGGCGCGAAGATCGCGTGGGCGCAATGGAAGCTGCTCAATCCGGCCGCATCTATAATGATGCGCAAGGGTTTCGACGATGCGGCGCTGACGATCGCCGGGCCAGACGCGGTCGGCATGCTGGTCAACGTCTCACCCGCCGCTTGGCAGAAAGTCATGAATTCGCTCGGCGAGCAGGTTCGTGCTTTGAAGAAGGCGGGCAAATAATGGTCGCCTATTCCTTCAAACCGGTCTTCGCTCCGCAGATCGAAACCCGTGTCATAACCCAGACAGTCCGCGCCGATCGGCGACGGCATGCTCGCCCAGGCGAAGCATTGCAGCTGTTTGTCGGCATGCGGACACGTCATTGCCGCAAGCTGCTCGGCATCGATCCGACGTGTTTGTTTGTTTCCTCAATCAACATACAAACGAACACGTTGGTCGGCGGCATCGCCTCGATCGAGATCGATGGCAGCGTCCTTCATCGTGACGAGATCGAAGCCTTCGCCCGAGCAGACGGCTTTGCGCCGGAGCACATCAACTCGCTCGCTTGTGGCATGACCGGCAAGACTGCCCGCGAAAACATGGGCCGCTTCTGGCTCGACAATCATGGTGCCGGATCATTCGACGGCGTTCTGATCGGCTGGGGGATATCACTTTGAAAAGCCCCAACCGCACTTGCATTGAGCAATCCACTGCATCGGCAGCGAGACCAATCTCAGTTCTTCAGTCCGGCCATGAATTGCTTGAGGCCATCTTCGGACAGTGCCGTTCTAGCCCGTCGGTCTTTTTGCGGTTTCAGACCGAAGAAGGAAATCAACAGACCACCGGTGAACACTGTGAGTATCCACGACAAGAACACGAGCAGTTCCGTACTGGTGGGAAGCTCCCTTATTCCCTGCCATGTGATGAGCGCCCGCAGCGCCAGAGAACCGATAATCAGTCCTGTGATGACCAGATAAGCAAGGAAAAGCAGACCGCAAATAGCACCGAAAAATCCCGGCCCCCTTTGCGTGTAGGGCTTCCCACAGTGAATGCACGAAAGCGCCTCGCCCGACACTACGCCCTTGCAGTCAACACACGTCATCAATGCCATTTAATTCTCCCCTTCAATATGAGTTGCATTGATAGTCGGCGCTCTGCGGAATGCAACTCTCGGGATGCACGAACATGACACCGGCCTCCCTTCCTCTGTTCGACAGCACTGAGCTTGCCGCCGTCAAAGCGAAGCGGGAGGCCCTTTTGAGACGGCTTCAAACCGTCCGTATGGATGCACATTCGCGCATCCGCACACAGCAGAAGGTGGCGCTGCTGACCGCTGAACAGATGCGGCTAGAGCTGGCAATCTTCGGAAGGACGCGCCCATGAGCGATCATCTCCCAGACCGTTCGTGGCTGTCACCACTGCTCAACGAAATTGCCGAGGTTGCTGGCGAACGCGCCGCCATCATTCTCGCTCGCGAAAAAGCCTGCCAGCGCATCTACATTCCAAAGACATTGCCGGGCGATCACTGGCTGATCAAGCTGGTCGGCGACGAAGCCGCCTATAAGATCGCCAAACGCTTTGCCGGGCATCTTGACATTGCGCCAGCACTTGGCGGACAAAAGCGGCGGCGGCGCATGGCGATCGCGGAGATGACCGAGAACGGCTGGTCCATCCGCAAGATCTCCAAGTCCATCGGTATTTCCCGATCGACAGTCACCGACACGCGGCGCAAGATCGCCAAGCCGGCCAAATCCCCCAAGCAGCGCGACCTCTTCGACAAGGAATAGGTGGTCCGATTTCGGACCCCTTACTGCGCGGCGGCGATCCGCCACTGTCCCCTTCAGACACCGGCACGGCATGTCCATGTGCCGCGAATTGGGGACATCTCTATGACCATCAACGTCAGCCTCGCGTCGCTGATCGATGCCAAGGTTCTTGGCGCGATCGCGCCGAAGGTTTCCGGCAAGCGGCTACAGAAGCAAACCGAGATCATCTCGAAATTCGGCGCACTTCTGCCGGGCATGCTGGTGCAGTTCGGCTGCACCACCGCTTTGCGCATCGACCATCTGCTGGCGCAGGTCGCTCATGAAAGCGACGGGTTCTGCACCACCGAGGAATACGCTTCCGGCGCAGCCTATGAGGGCCGCGAGGATCTCGGGAATGTCAGGCGGGGCGACGGCAAGCGTTTCAAGGGCCGTGGCCCGATCCAGCTAACCGGCCGCGAGAACTATCGGCTCTTCACGGCGTGGCTGCGCAAGATCATTCCGGACTGCCCGGACTTTGAAGCCCAGCCGGAGCTGGTCGCGCTGTTTCCGTGGGCTGCATGGGCGGTGTTTTTCTTCTGGATCACCAAATCCCTCAACGCGCTCGCCGATCGCGACGACCTGATCGCCGTCACCAAGCGCGTGAATGGCGGCACCAACGGCCTGGCAGATCGCGCGGCCCGCCTTGCCAAGGCGAAAGCCACTATCGCCCGGCTGCAGGCGGGCCTGATGGATAAGGAGCAAGGCTTCGTCTCCCTCCGTCGCGGTTCCAATGACTTTGCGCGGGTCGAGCAGCTGCAGCGCGCGCTTGCCGCTTCTGGTCACTACGCCCTGACAATCGACGCCGACTTTGGCCCTGGCACCGAAGGCGCGGTCAAAACCTTCCAGCGCGCACGCGGATTGACTGTGGACGGCATCGTCGGCGCAAAGACTTGGGAATGCCTCGAACCCTTCATCGCAAAGGAACACGCATGAAAGCCCTTCTGATCGAGGCTTTGATGCCTCTGCTTGCAACTTTTCTGGCGGTGTTCATCCCAGCGTTGATGACGTTGGCTCTCAACCGGTTCAAGGAATGGACCGGCATTGAGATCGAAGCGCGCCAGCGTGAGGCGCTCCAGTCGGCGCTTGGCAACGGCGTACGCCTGATGCTCGCCGGCGCACTCAGCAAAGAGCACGCGATCGACTATGTGGTCGCCTCGGTTCCGGATGCCTTGAAGGGTCTGAAGGTTGAGAGCCGAGCGCGGATTGAAGAGCTGCTTCAACCGCACATTTTCGCGCAGGCTGCCGCGAGTGCTTCGCCCGCCGCTCATACCTACCTCGCCCGAGATGAGCCGAAATGAACCTCTCTAACGCAGCCTTTGATCTCGCCGCCGCGAGAGCAGAACAAGAGCGCGATGCCGGTGTTGCTGATGCCGGCATCGCGCTTGCCCAAACCGGATCGGACATCTGCATAGCCTGCGGAGAACCGATCTCAAGGGAGCGCCGCTTGGCCGCTCCGTTTGCCCGTCGCTGCATCGAATGCCAGACGACCTTTGAAATCGAGAAGCATTCCCGATGAACGAACTGGAACCCCTGAAATCTTGGTTCTCGCTGATAGCAGTCATCATCTCAGTTGCCACGTCGATATGGCTGTTCTTCCAGGCGCCTTCCAAAAAGACGGCAACGGATCTGCAGGTTCTCGATGCGCGGGTCACCGGCGAGATGAAGACGCTCCTGGAAGCCGTTGCCGCGATCGCATCTCGGACCCAGACGCTCGAAAGCGAACTGAAACATCTTCCTGACGCGAAGGCCTTCATGGAGATGCGCCTCGCCATTTCCGAGCTATCAGGCAAGCTCGGACGGATGGAAGAAAGCCAGATCAGCACCTCCCGCACGGTCCTTCAGGTGCAGGACTTTCTTATGAAGAGTAATGCGGCATGAGCAGCTTCGACGCGCATATGACGGCGGACGCCCGTCTTGTTATCCTCAAAGAGCTTTCGAAGCAGACCGACAATCGTCTCAACGAAACACTGCTCACGGCTGTCCTCGATCACTTCGGCCATCGTCGTTCGCGGGAATGGGTGCGCACACAGCTCCGCCTCCTGGCGGAGATCGGCGCGATCTCGATTGTCGAGGCCGGCAGCGTGATGATCGCCGAATTGAAACGATCGGGCCAGGACCACGTCGATCGCCGCGTGATCCTCGAAGGCATCGCCCGCCCATCGTTGGTCGAATAAGATGCGCGGCCGCCTCTCCGGAATTGAAAAGCTACCTGAAGAGTGCGGCCCTGCTATCGCTGTGGCCGCACTTGCCCTGCAGGATCGTGACCGGACCCAGACCGAAATCTATCAGGAATTCTACGCATCGCTTGAGGCGCTCAAGAAGGAGCACCGTGGCGAGCTTGAGTTTACGATACCGTCATTCTCTGCCTTCAATCGCTATTCGATCCGGTTGGCCACCATGTCTCACCGCATGAACCAGACGCGCGAAATCGCATCGACGATCGCCGCCAAGTTCGATGCGCAGGCCTCCGATGATCTCACCTTGATTGCCGCCGAGGCGATCAAGACGCTGGTGTTTGAAGTCCTCACGTCGGCCGGTGAGGCCGGCATCGATCCGAAAGGCGCGATGGCCCTTGCGAATGCGCTGCGCGCCGCAACGCAGGCCCAGGGCGTATCCACGGCGCGCCGTCTTAAAGTGCAGAGCGACTTTGACGAGAAAGCCAAACAGGCCGTTGCCGCCGTCGTCAAGGCGAAGGGCATCTCCGAAGAAGGCGCTGAAGAAATCCTGTCCCGCATCCTGATGGGGTCCTGATCATGACCGCACATTTCTCCAAGGCCCAATGGGCGGAGCTTCGGGCCCAGAGCACGGAAGCTTTGCCGTCCGTCATCGCCAAAGTGGGATTGCCGAAGGCATTGCTTCCCTATCAGGCGCGGGCAATTTCACTATTGGAAAGTTCCGCCTGCCAAGTCCTCTTTATTGAAAAGAGCCGTCGCATCGGACTGACATGGGGCTTTGCCTCCTATGCAGTGCTTCGGGCTGCGCGAGCCAAGTCGGCTGGCGGCATGGACGTGATGTATATCTCTTACTCGCAGGAGATGACACGGGAGTTCATTGACGCATGCGCTATGTGGGCCCGCGCCTTTTCGATGGCCGCGATCGAGCTTGACGAGTTTCTGTTCGACGACAGCGATAAAGATGGCGAGCGCTCCATCCAGGCGTTCCGTATCAAGTTCGCTTCCGGCTTCGAAATCGTCGGCCTCTCGTCAGCTCCTCGCTCGCTTCGCGGCAAGCAGGGCGTGGTCATGATTGACGAGGCGGCGTTCGTGGACAGCCTCAAAGAACTGCTGAAGGCGGCTTTGGCGTTCCTGATGTGGGGCGGCCAGGTCGTAGTCTGCTCGACGCACAACGGCGTCGATAACTACTTCAACAGCCAAATTCAGGACACGCTTGCCGGTCGCACCGGATACGACCACATTCGCATCGACATCGATCAAGCCCTGCAAGATGGGCTTTACCAGCGTATCTGCCTTGTGACCGGCAAGGAATGGACGCCGGAACTGGAAGCGGACTGGCGCGAAAGTATCATCAAATCCTACGGCGATGGCGCAGATGAAGAATTGTTCTGCATTCCGACCATGGGTTCTGGCACGTGGCTGTCAGGCCCGCTGATCGAAGCCCGCATGACGTCGGACGCGCCTATCATCCGCATCGAGCTTCCAGCTGACTTCTTACATCGCAACCGGATTGAGCGTGCTCTCCTGTTGGTCGGAAAGCTTGCGGAGGTGGCAACCGCCGTAAAGAACCTTGATCCAAATCGACGGCACGCCTTCGGCTTCGACTTTGCCCGCGTTGCCGACCTGTCCGTTGCAAAGCTGCTTTCTATCAACTCGGTGCTGAAACGAGAAAGCGCGCTCACGGTCGAGATGCGAAACGTTCCGGGTGATGAGCAGAAGCTGATCGTCCGCATGATCCTGCAGGGCGCGCCAAACTTGGTTGGTGCCGCCTTTGACGCGACTGGCATGGGCTGGATCGTGGCGGAGGACATGGGGCGGATCTTCGGCATCAGCGACAAGGATCATCCAGGCGGCCTCGTCCAAGCGATCAAGTTTTCCCAGGAATGGTACCGCATCAACATGCCGCCCCTTAAAGCGGCGTTTGAGGACGATGCGATCGCCATTTCCAAGGACGATGCGCACCTGTCGGATCTGCGCCTGGTGAAGGTCATCCGAGGCATTCCGATGGTGCCTGACGCCCGCACCGGTGAAGGTTCCAAGAAGCGCCACGGCGACTATGCGGTCGCCCTGGCGCTAGCTCACTACGCCAGCCGACAGCAGTGGTACGAATACGCATACATCCCGATCGGCGATCTGGATGACGATGATTTCTCCGATCGGGACCGGCGCGACGACCAGTCTTCGTTCGGACGCGAAGGGTTATGGTAATGGCGCTGATCGACGTAAATGGAAATCCGCTGAAGGCAGCGCCAAAGAAAGACCTGACGACCGAGCAGAGCGCGCCGACGCTCACCGGCGTCCGCTCGATCTGGAATGAGCAGGTCGCATCGGGACTGACACCAGCTCGGCTTGCCCGCGTCCTGCGTGAGAGCGGCGAGGTCGGCGGCCAGATCGTCGATTACCTGACACTTGCCGAGGAGATGGAGGAGCGGGATCCGCAGTACCGGATGGCGCTGACACAGCGCAAGCTCGCGATCCGCAACATCGAGCCGGTGATTGAACCGGCAAGCGAGGAAGAAGACGACAAGATCATTGCCGACCATGTGCGCAAGCTGCTCGACACGACTGGCTTTCGCAATGTGCTGATGCATCTGGCCGACGCGATCGCCAAGGGGTTCGCCGCTGCCGAGATCATCTGGAAGATGGATGGTGCGCGCTGGTTTCCCGAGAAGATCCTTGCGCGCGATCCGCGCCACTTCCAGTTCGATCGCATCTCCGGCCGCGAGCTGCGGCTACGCGAGGACGGCGACATCGAGGGCAGCATACTGCCGCCCGCCAAATACATCGGACATGTGCCATCATTGAAGTCCGGCCTGCCGATCCGCCAGGGCGTGGCGCGCACCGCCATGTGGATCTTCATGTTGAAGAGTTTCAGCCTGAAGGACTGGATGGCTTTCCTAGAAGTTTATGGCATGCCCTTCCGGGTGGGGAAGTATGGACCTGGTGCCACTCAGGATGACAAGCGAGCGCTGTTGCGCGCCGTTGCTAACGTAGCGGCCGATGGCGGGGCAATCATTCCCGAAAGCATGAAGCTCGAATTCATCGAGACGAAAGCGGGCAATGCCGGCGACAATGCATTTCGTGGCATGGCCGAGTATCTGGATGAGCAATTCTCCAAGCTCGTCCTCGGTCAGACCATGACCGGTGATGACGGTTCGTCTGAAGCCCAGGCAAACATCCACAATGACATCCGGCTGTTGATCCTGCGCGCCGACGGCGACGATCTCGCAGCCACCATCCAGCGTGACCTGGTCAATCACTACGTGGCCTTTAATTTTGGCCAGCCGAAGAACGGGTTCCCCCAGGTCACGTTTCCGGTGCCAGATCCCGAGGATCTCAAGCTGCTGCTTGAGGCGACAAAGACCTTTGTCGATATGGGCGGCACTGTTCCGGCTGGCCCTGTCCGCGAAAAGCTGGGATGGCGCGCGGCGAATGCCGGCGAGGAGATCCTCGGCGCAAAGCCGGTTCCGGTCGATCCCCGGAAAGAGAAGACGACAGAGGCGCTTCGCCGTCTGTTCGACAAGGCGGCAGTGCCGTTGATGATCGCGGCCGACGACATCACCGAGGGCTTTGCCGACGAAATCTCCGGCGAATGGGAAGAGCAGCTCTCGCCGCTGATGGAGGCAATCCGCAAGGCTGCGGCCGAGGCCGGTGATTTTCCGAGTTTCATGAAGGCGCTGGAAAGCGTGTCGTCGGAAACCGCGCCGCTCAATGACCGCCTTGCCGCCGCGACCTTCGTTGCCCGCATCATGGGCTCCGCCGCCAATGGCTGACAGCAGTCGCAAGAAGAGCCCACCGCCTGAAGCCATGGCCTATCTCGAAGGCAAGGGCTTTAAGCCGGCGTTTCACTGGCAGGACGTATGGGCCGAAGAACACGCGCATGCCTTCACCGTCGCTAAGGCTGTCGACATGGACGTTTTGAGCGCCCTTCGAAGTGAGGTTGAACGGGCCGTGCGCGAGGGCGTACCCTTCAAGGAGTTTGCCGCGACGCTTGAGCCTCGACTTCAGGAACTCGGTTGGTGGGGCAAGAAGCGCCAGGTCGATCCAGCCACCGGTGAGGAAAGGATTGTGCAGCTCGGCAGCCCGCGCCGGCTGAAGACGATCTACTGGGCTAACACCCGCTCGGCCTACGCAGCCGGCCAGTGGGAGCGGGCACAGCGCACCAAGGCAGCACTTCCATACTTCGTCTATGAACTGGGGCCATCCGAAAACCATCGGCCGGATCATCAGGCCTGGGCGAACCGGCCGACCATCCTGCCGGTGGATCATGAATTCTGGGATACGCATTTCTGCCCGAACGGCTGGGGATGCAAATGCCGGCTGCGCCAGATCTCCCGCTTCGAGGCGGAAGGCCTTGGCGGCGCGACATCAGCCCCGGAGATCGTCTGGAAGGATTTCACCAACAAGCGCAGCGGCGAGATCACCCGCGTCCCCCAAGGCGTCGATCCCGGCTGGCACACGAACCCCGGAAAGGCCCGCGCGAAAACTCTCATGCGCAGCTTCACCGATCGCCTTGCCGTTGCGCCCGAGCCGATCGTCAAGCAAGCCATCGCCGATTTGTGGGCGAGCCGTCTGCCCGAGGCCTATTCCAAGATGGTCGAGCGCGTCGATATCCCGGTCGCAATCGCGCCTGCTGTGACCGAACGGCTCGGCTCGGCTGGAAGTCTCGTGTCCGTCAGTAACTACGCCATCTCGGCTAAGTCGGCCAAGCACGCCAGCGTGGACATCGAGAGCTTTGCCCAGGTTCAGGACATCATCGACCAGGGCGAAATGATCCAGCGCCCAGAAGGCGTCCAGATGTGGAAGCAGATCGACGGCAAGTGGTGGGTGGCGGCTATGAGAAAAACCGGTGCTGGCTTTGCCCGACTGGTGACGCTGTTCACCTCTAGCGACAGTCGCCGCGAAAGCGTCAAACGTGTTGAGAAAGACTTGGGGAAATGAAGCGCCTGGAGACGTGATCTCTCCCAGCCAAGATGTGACAGCCCACTGATGGAAGCGCCCTCATCTTTTATCCCGAAACACCTCTCAAAGCAATCTGAAGTCGCCTTCAAAAATACGCGGCGCTGGTTGCGATAACCCGCCTCAAGGCATGGATACGCTACCAACACCCCTGTAGCGCGCCCAGGGGCTTCAAATCAGCTTCAAAAACGATTGTGAGGTTGATTGAAGGATGCCTCTTGCCGCCGTTGTGGTTCGACGTTAGGTTTGGTCATCCGGTCGATCGCATCCGTTGCTCCCGGTCTTCCCCATCAAGCTGAAACTAGAGGTCCGATTTCGGACCCCTGATTATGGTCTGCGCTTGCTGTTTGGTCAGCGCCATGAAGACCGTTCTCGAAACCCTCCTTTGCTCCCTGCCCGATGGCCCGAAAGCGCCAGAGTGGATCATGCTCGTCCCGGCCGGCGATATCCGCACCCGTGACGGTCGCGCTTTTGGCAACGCGACACCGGCCGAAGTGGTCTCCGCTTTCAAGGCGGAGCGCAAGGATGTGCCGATCGACTACGAGCATGCGACCCAGATCCTCGCTCCGCAGGGCAAGGCAGCACCAGCTGTCGGGTGGATCAACGAGATGGACGTTCGCGACGGTGCTCTGTGGGGCAAGGTCGCCTGGACCGAGGAAGGTCGCGGCCACGTCGAGAGCAAGGCCTATCGCTACATTTCCCCGGTGGTCCACCTCGGCGACACCCGCGACGTTGTCCGGGTTTCCTCCGTCGCGCTGACCAACGACCCCGCCCTTTATCTTGAGGCGCTGTCGCGCCGTGACCAGAAGGAAGCCTCCATGTTGAAAGCAATCGCCAAGGCCCTCGGCCTGAAGGAAGAAGCCAGCGAAACCGAAGTGCTCGCCAAGATCAGCGAAAACACCACGCAGGTCGAGCTGCTCACTCGCCAAGCCGAAAAGCCGGATGTGACGAAGTTCGTTGCCCGCGCCGACCACGATGCTGTCGTGTTGGCGTGCTCGCAGCAGAAGGTTGAAATCGAAAGCTTGAAGAAGGCCGATACCGACAAGCTGGTGACGGCGGCCGTCGAGGAAGCGATTGCTGGCGGCAAGGTCATCCCGGCGATCAAAGACAGCGAGATCGAGCTTTGCCGCGCTGTCGGCGTCGAGAAGTACAAGGAGCGCCTGTCGAAGATGGGCGCGATCATCACGCCTGGTGAGAACGATCAGACCCGCAAGGCCGCTGGCGAAGCCAAGGGCGGCGCTCTGACGGCAGAAGAAATCCAGATGTGCAGCCGCCTCGGCCTTGACCAGGCGGAGTTCAAGAAGACCCGCGACGGTGAAAAAGCCGCCTAAGCGCCAACCTCACTCCTGAAAAACAGGCGGTTGCCGCCGAACGCAAAAGGAAAGTTCCCATGCCACTGTCTGCTCCCCGTTCCACCATCACCCGCAAAGCCGACGACCGCGCCTTGGGCGTCAAAGCCAACACCAAAATCTGGCAGGGCTCCATCGTCGTCAATGACGCGGGCGTGGCTGCACCGGGTCGCACGGCCGCAACGCTCGTTGCCCTCGGTATGGCACTGGAGACCGCCGATAACACGGGCGGCGCTGCCGGTGACATCAAGGCCAGTGTGCGGCGCGGCACGTTCTGCTTCAAGAACTCGGCATCCGATGCCGTCACCGCCGCGTCGATCGGCAAGACCGTCTACATCGTCGATGACGAAACGGTCTCGGGAACGAACGCTGGCGGCAACACTCAGTCGGTGGCCGGCGTCTGCTTCGATCTCGACAGTGCCGGCGTCTGGGTCACCATCGGCTGACGGGTTCCCGCAGCTTCAACCTCAATCTTCAGGAACCTGAAACATGATCATCAATGGTGCAAACCTCAGCCTGCTCAATACGGGGTACAAGACGGCCTTCCGCGCCGGCTTTGCCGCAGTGCCTCTGACCTACCAGCGCATTGCCACCGTCGTTCCCTCGACCACGCTCATCGAAACCTACGGCTGGATGGGCCAGACGTCGGGCATGCGCGAATGGATCGGCGAGCGGTTCGTCAAGAACCTCGACAGCGAAATCTACCAGCTGAAGAACCGCAAGTTCGAAGAGACTGTCACAGTCGGCCGCGACGTGATCGAGGACGATCAGTATGGCACCTATACGCCGGCGATCGGTATGTTGGGCGAGAACGCTGCCCGCCTGCCGGAAGAACTGATCTATCTGGAAGCACTGCCGGGCGGCTTTACGTCCAAGTGCTACGACGGCCAATATTTCTTCGACGCCGATCATCCGGTTCTGCTGAAGGACGGGAGCGAAGTTTCGGTTTCGAACATGCAGGCAGGCGCATCCGAGGCCTGGTATCTGCTTTGCACGAAGCGGACCTTGAAGCCGTTCATCTACCAGGACCGCGCCAAGGCGGAACTGATCATCAAGGACAACCCGGAAACGTCCGACGATGTCTTCAACCGCGACGAATTCCGTTATGGCACCCGCGCCCGTGGTGCTGCTGGTTTCGGCTTCTGGCAGACGGGCTTCGGTTCCAAGGCCGATCTGAGCAAAGCCAACTTCGAAGCTGCTCGCACGGCCATGATGAAGTTCAAGCACGATGGCGGCAAACCGTGCGGCGTTGTTCCTGATCTTCTCGTCGTCGGTCCCGGCAATGAAGCCAAGGCAGACGAGATCCTCAACGTCCAGCGCCTGGCGAATGGTGCCGACAACCCGAACTACAAAAAGGTCGAGATCCTCGTCTCGCCCTGGCTGGCCTGATTTCAGCTCGGCCGTGCGCACGGCCGTGACGACCGACGCCGATCTCTCCTCCCGATCGGCGTCGGGTTTCCGGAAAACGGCAACGAGCCGCTTTCCCGAGACCCGAAGGAGAAGCCGATGGCACCGAAATCCGCAACCACCGAAGACCAGCAGAACGAACGCGAAGCCGACGATCGTCATTTCGTGACGCTCAAATCCCGCGCCACCAAGCGCCGTTCCGGTGTCCGGTTTCCGAAGGACGAAGAGGTCAAGATTTACCCCGACGATTTTTCGAAAGACCAGCTCGAAGCGATCGCCAACGACCCCGACATCAAGCCGGTTCGCGACTAACCCATACCTCCCGAGCAGTGCGGCGAACGGCGGGAGCGGAAATCAGTCCGCTCCCGCAAGCCATCAAAGGACATCTGACGTGACGCAATACGCAACGATCGCAGATATGGAACTGGCCTTTGGCGTCCAGTTCGTCCTGAAGCTGTCCGATCGGGATAACCTGAAGGCCCGCAACGATGCGGCGCTCAACAGCGTGCTGACAAAGGCGAGCAGCCTCGCCAACAGCTACATCGACAAGAAGTACTCGATCCCGCTGATTACGCCTCCGGACTTTCTGGTCTCGGCCGTGGTCGATATTGCTGTCTACATGCAGTCGCGCGACCGGGCGACTGGTACCGATGAAATGCGCAAGCGTTACGAGGACGGCATCAAGCTCCTCGAAAAGATCGCCAAGGGCGATGTGACCCTGGCCGGCAACGAACCGGCAAGCTCCGGATCGACCGGCGTTGCGGGAACCGAAGGTTCGAAGAACGTTTTTGTCATCAGTAAGGAACGGCTCTTCACGCGCGGTTCGGAGATCCTTTGAGATGGCTGTGAGGATCGTTGCCAGTGGCTTTGAAGCAGCCGCAAGACTGGTCGCCAAGATTGCCGAACCGGACAAGCCCGCCTTTCTCGATGCGCTGGGCGTTCTCGTCACGTCGCAGACACAGCGCCGCATCCGATCGGAAAAGACGTCACCGGGCGGCGATGCCTGGAAGCCGAACCGCGAGGGCACCTCGATCCTGTTCAAGGATGGCGGTCTCGATGACAGCCTGCACCATGAAGTCGGCGGCTCGGATGTCGAGGTCGGCTCTAATCTCGTCTATGCCGGCATTCACCAGGACGGCGGTGTCATCAAGCCGAAAGACAAGAACGCACTCAGCTTCACCAGCGGCGGCGAGTTCTTCACGGTCAAGCAGGTGACGATGCCTCAGCGCCAGTACATCGGCCTGTCCGGCGACAACGAAAACGAGATCGTCCGGTTTGCCGAAGACTTCCTCGTCCAAGGTGCGCGCTGATGCTGGCCGAGATCAACAACCGTATCGTCACAATGATCGAGGCGCGGCATCCGGAGTTTCGCGATGTCGGCCGCCATCGTGGCCGGATGACGCCCGAGGACGTCAAGAAGGCGGGAGCATTCACGCCCGCCGCCCGCGTCGGCCTGTTCGGCCGGCTGCGTTCCAGGCGCGAGCCATCCGGCCAGGTCTGCGTCCGAGTGCCGTTCGCCATCGCCATCATCGCCAATGAAAGCGAGTTGATCGACAGCCAGGATCGCGCGATCGCGCTGGCCATTGCGGTGCAGAACTCAGTCGCCGGTTTCATTCCAGGCGCGGCAGACGAGGAACGTAACTGGCCCGCCCTGCAGGGCGTTGGTCTGCCGGAAGACATCGAGCTCGATATTTCCGATGCCGACTGGCTCGACGATGAAGGCATCGCGCTGTGGGCCGTGCTCTTCACTGTGTCGATCGAGCTGGGAGACAGCTTCGCCGCGATCGAGGCCGCCGAGCTGGCCGAGATCAGCTTCCGAGACGGCTTCGAGCCTGGCGAGGTGCTGCCATGAGCCGGGATGCTTTCCTGCAGCGCCACCTGATCAGCCAATCGCTGGAGATCCGCGAGCTGAAGCGCCGCCAGTTGAACACGATGCGCGAGGGCAAGGTGGTCGAACACCACCCCGACAATCCGCGCCTGATCAAGATCGATGTCGGTCCCGAGGGGCAGGAAGTAAAGACGCCCTGGATCGAATACGGCGAGCGCGCCGGTTCAGTCAAAACGATCTCCCGGCCGGCGATCGGCGAACGGATGATGGTCATATCTCCCGACGGCGAGATGGGCCTTGCCTCGCGCGCCGTCATCGGCGGGTTTTCCGACAGCAACGAGCACCCCGAGAAGGCCGCAGACGGCGAACTGGTGATGACCATCGGCTCCTCCTGGTTCCGGTTTCATGCTGGAGGCATCCAGATGAAAGGGAATTTGGACATGGAGGGCGACTTCCATGTCGAGGGCAGCCTCGCAGCCGAGGGCGGCGACTTCACTCACAACGGAACGAACGTCGGCGATAAGCATCTCCATTCCGGCGACGACCTCGACGGCATCACCGGTCCTCCGGTCTGACCTAACAACCTCAAGCGAAGGAACGAACATGAAACAGGACTACGAAGTTTTGACGGACAACTATCCGCGCAAGCGGCCACTCGGCAAAGGCGCGACCGTGTCGCTCACCGAACAGGAAGCGGAATTCTCGATCCTGTCGGGCGATGTTGCCCTGGTGAAGGACAAGCCGAAGAAATCCGTCACGGCTCCCATCGTGCCGCCAGCTGGCGAAGACAAGTAGGATGCGCCGGCCACGCGGGTTAGACCGCCACACGTTTAAGGTTGTTGAGGGCTGGCCTTACGTCGAAGGCCTGCTGCTCGACATTCTGATGACGCGTCGCGGCACCCGCGTGTTGCGACGGCCATACGGCTCGGACCTTCCGGCCTTTATCGACGGGCCGGGAAACCGTGTCACCATTCTGCAGATGCTCGCGGACGTCGCCATCGCCTGCGACCAGATCCGCGACCTGACCACTGGCGAGGCTGTCGTGCGGTTTCATTCCGCTCAAGAACTGACCGCCGATCGCAACGGCCAGTATGGACTGGTCTGCGCTTTCGAAGACCTGGTCGAGCAGACCCGCCGGGAAATCCGTTTTGACCGCCTGTCGGAGGCCGCATGACCAGTGCGCTCGATCTCTCCCAGCTTCAGGCACCCAGCGTCATCAAGACGCTCGATTGGGAAGCCGAAATCGCTCAGTTCGTTGCAGACCTTTCGACCCGCCTGCCCGAATGGGTCGGCGTCTTCGAAGGCGATGCCTTCCGCAAGATTTGCCAGAGCTGGGCGTACCGCCTGGTGCTGAAGGACGAGGAGCACAATCGCGACGCCCGCTCCTTGCTGATCGCCTATGCGACCGGCGCGGATCTCGATCATCTCCTTGCCACCTATCACCGCACCCAACGCCTGCCCGGTGAAGGTGATGAGAGCTTTCGGTCGCGTGGACAGCTGGCACCGGAAGCCCGCGCCGATTTCGGCCTGACGCCCGGTGGCTACATCTTCAAGATCCGCACAGAGTTTGGGAAGCAACTGCGCGACGTGCGCGCTATCCACCGCGGAGAAGGCCGCGTCGAGATCCGGCTGCTTGGCACGGGCGAAACCGGCGCGGTAACCTCGGAGCTTCTGGTCGCTGTTGCCAAAGCGTTTCAGCCGGAAGACGCCTCCGCCTCCACTGACGTGGTGACCGTGCTGCCGGCGCAGGTCGAGACGGTCACCGTCAATGCCGTCCTGGTCGTGCCGCCCGGCCCCGATCGCAACGCCGTCGCCGCCCTGTCCAAGCTGGCGTTGCAGGCCTTTTCGGCGCGCATCTTCCGGCTCAACACCAGCGTCTATGCCCAGGCTGTTAAGACGGCCGGTCATGTCGGCCCAGCGCTGACAGTGCGGCTTGAGGGGCTCGATGCTGACCTGCCCGCCCGTCCGGAGGTGGCCTATCGCCTGATCGTCGGCTCTGTGACGCCAGAGGTCGGTCAATGAGCGCGCTGGTCGTATCCGAACATCTATTGCCTGCAGGCGCGTCCATTCCAGAGCGCGCCGCAGCCAGCCTCGGCATTCTGACGGCCCGCCTGGACGATCCGATCGGCAGGATGGCAGACCCGGTGACAGTGCCGATCGCCGCCCTGCCGCATCTAGCCTGGGGCTATTCCGTCGATGCGTACGACGCCGAATGGCGGGAAACACGCAAGCGCGCCGTCGTTGGTGAATGGGTGCTCTACCACGAGCGCAAGACGACGGTAGCCGGTATCCGGATGGCGCTGGGCTACCGTGATGCAACACTGGTCGGCTTCAATCTACCGCGTCACGGTTTCTTCTGCGGCGGTGTCGTCTCGGTTGAGGAAGAGGAACGCTGGCTGGCAGGGCTTCCGGAGATCCGCATCTTCGATCCGCAGAGCTTCACCCTGCCCGGCCCAGTTCATCGTTTCGCGGGTGTCAACATGATCGCACGGGGCGATGCGCGGCTCGCCCGACGTGCCGTCCTGATCCGTGCCGGCGTACAGACGCCGCTGTCGATCGTGCCCTCGGGCGACCTTGAAAAGATCACGGCTCCGATCGGTCGCAAGCACGTCCTGCTTGCCGGCCGGGCAGGATCGCGGATCGTTGCGTCCTCCGATCTCAACGAGACCGTGTTCGCCATCCGGCCCGTATCGGCCGGGACGGCGTTTGTCCGGCCAGCGGCAACGCGCGGCGACCAGGGCACGTTCGTATCCTCGTCGCGAAAGCTGATCGAGGGCAAGTCAACGATCTTCACACCGGCCGGTCGCGGCGGACTGCGGATCGCAGCGCCCGTGGCGATCGCCCATGGCTATCTGTCTTTGAAGTTCTCCGGAACGCCTGGCCAGATCACGTCGCGCCGGGCGGCCAACGTCGTCGGCCGCAGCCGTGTAACCCGCAAGGCTTACTCCGCCGCCTGGACGGTTGACTGGTCGCGGCCGGTGCCACGGTCGCGCTTCCCGGCCGGCCGGATCTGCGCGGCCAGAAGCGAGCCGCAAGTGGCAAGCCTGATGGACGCGATCCTTTCAGCCTCCGCACTGCGTGACGAAAACTCGATCACGCTCACAGCAACCCAACGTCTCACCTATGCCGATTTGCGCGCCGCCAAGACGGGTGTGCGCTACGGCCAACGCAAAAGGATTTCATCGCATGTTTAAGCGCGTCGTCGTCGAAGAGGGTCAGGGCGTTTCCGAAGTCGATTTCGGCAGGCTCGGAAGTTTTCCTCAAATCGGCTTTGAGCACCTTGTAAAGGACCTTCTGGCGGCTGGTCTCTACTATTCCGGCTTCACCGCAACGGCGTCCAGCAGTGTGGCGGTGCAACTGGCCGCTGGCCGCGTCTACGACAGCGGCAAAATGTATGCCTCCGAAACGGTCCAGGAGCGATCAGTCGCAGCCTATGTGCCGGTTACGGCCGGGCAGTCGGTGATCTGCCTTGTCGTCGGCCAGGGACAGGAGGTCTCCGACGATCTGGAAAACCGCTATTACGAGCGGCCGATCGATACGCAGAACCCTGACGCCGGCACACAGCAGACCGTCGATGATGCCTATCGCACCCGCAATCGCAAGGTGACGCTGTCGATCGCACCCGGCATCGAGGGTGCACGCCCGATCGCGCCGATCGCGCCACTCGGCTCGGTGGCTATCGCGGAAATCCTCATCACCACATCCGGTATCCAGACTGTGACGATGCGCGAGGACACGCTTGGTGCCAGGCTCGAAACCGTGAATTCGAACGTGAAGTCGATCGCCCAGGCCCTCCTTATCATCAACCAGAACATCGAAGGTCAAAAGGCGGATATCGCCGGCATCAGAGCGGGCCTCTTGTCGTCGGCCGGGCGCAATGCGGTCTCGTCCCTGCAGGTCGATATGGCGCTCCTGAAGGACCGCCTTGATATCAGTGATGACGGGTCACCCTACTGGTCAGATCGTTTCCTCGACTACGGTGAAACTGACTATAACCCCGTGACTGCCACCGGCCATGCCGACTTTGACGCCCTTGTCGAGGAGGGTATCCGGTTCAACTATGAAGGCGTCAACCAGTACCCGCTTTCGCTCTACAATCCGAACGATCCGAACCTTGCCCACGCATCGATCGGCCTGATTTGCCCAAAATATTCCATCGCCGAAGGCATAGCTGTCACCCAGGCTACGGGCGAAATGCCGCTTGGCGGCATCTCGTCTCAGACGATCACGGTCGAGCATCTGACAGAGTCTCGTGAGCGCGTCCGGTATGGCTCGGCCTTCACGATCTGCAACAATGCCGAGTTCTGGAGATCTGGACGATATGATCCCATCGCCGGGATTTTCACGGCAGCGAATGGTGACACCTTCAAGGCCGGCGCAGAGCTCAAAAACGCATGGATGGGACTGGTGGATCATCAGTTCGTTCGGCTCCAGCAATTCTGGACGGACACGATCCAAGTTCCCTATGACAAATACCTGGTCAAAGAACAGACGATCTCCGGCGTCCTCAAGGCGCAGAGCTTCCTTGTTCATCAGGAGCGCTGGAGCCCCCGGACATGGCTTGCCATCAAGAGATTTGGAGCGGGTGCTGCCATCACCATGGTCTTGTGCGAATGCAAGAATGATGGGACGCCTGACACCAGCCGCGCGCTGACCTCGGTCACCAAAACCGCAGCGGATTTCAAGGTTTGGCCACAACGAACGTATTTCACGTTCGACAAGCCCCGCCTGTTGGCACCTTTGGCCGGCAGTCAGGGCAGAGCGAGAGCCTATGCCGTGGCGTGGTTCGTGACAGGTGATGTCGATGTGGCGACCTCCGACGGCGAGGCATTCCTCGGCGGCAACCTCTTCCAGACAACGGACGGCATCTATTTCGATGGGGACCTCACCAAGGATATCTGCTTCGGTGTCGACTACTGCAGCTTCGATGTCACCCAGATCCCGATCCGGCTTGGCGCCCTGCAACTGACCGGCGGTATCGAGAGCATCGACATCCTTGCCCCCTCGATCGTGCCGTCCGCCGCCAACCTTGTCTACGAAGTCAACATCGGCGGGACGTGGAAAGCGCTGTCGGCAGAAAACTCCAAAGCCGCGATGATCAACGGCGTCACGGCGCTCTATGAGTTCCGGGTCGTGCTTACCGGGACCCAGTGGGGCATGCCAATCATCGAGACAGAGAACAGCCGTGTCCGCCTCACCCGTAACAAAGCGGCGCTGAAATGGATATCGGCGGCTTGGGCGATTGGAGAGCCGGCGGCGGAGCTTAAGGTTCGGGCCGTGATCGCTTCATTCGATGCGGCCCGTCACACGATCACGGCCAAGTGCATGCATGGCGCAGGTTATGCGACGATCGTCACTGCCGCAGCTCCGACGATCCGGGTCGTTCCCGGCCGTGAGGTTGCGCGTCCGGATCAGGAGGCGGCGGTCGAGATGGAGTGGACCATCACGCTTCCGACGCACCCGACCTCAGTCAAGCTGAGGTTCGACGCCACCACCAACAATCACCGCATCCCGTTCAACTTCGAATGGGCGGCCGCGCGAGTTTCGGCGTGAGGAGAACAGCATGGCGCGACGGTTTGAAAGCAAATATCGCATCAGCGAGCGGGACGATGTTCTGGAGCGGGAAAACCAAATCCACCAGGACATCGACCTGCGCCTGGATGCGATCGAGGTGGTCGCCGATGACCTGAAGGAAGGCAATCGGGCCGACGTCGATGCGCTCATTGCCCGATACAATGAAGAGATTTCGGAAAAGTCAGCCGAAATCGAGCAGATCGTCGAAGAGTTCGATCACGGCTTCACGCCTGACCGCATCACCGAAACCGTGGAAAAACGTTTCGTCTCAGACGCAGAGATCGAGGCGCTGCTCACGGCAATCTCTAATCTCGGAACATCGAAGCTCAACAGTGCGACCTTCAGCGTGCACCGGGACAATACAAACAACCCTCACGGTGTGACGGCTGCGCAAGTTGGGACATTGACGACAGAGCAGATCGACGAAGATCTCGAAATCCTGGAAGCCGCCTTGAAGGGCGGCGTCGAACCCGGCTTGGATACTCTCGCCAAGCTCGCGACCGCCTTGATGAAGCGAGTGCGTGTCGATCAGGCACAAACCTTTAGCGACGCGGAGAAGGGGCGTGCCCGCGCCAATATCGATGCTGGCGTCCTCTCCGGCTTCCGCAACAAGATCATCAACGGCGATTTCGGTATCTGGCAACGCGGTACCTACCTAGCACCAGCCTTCGGCAATCGGTACCTAGCCGACCGATGGAACAACATCGGGGTCAACTCGACGGTCGAGCCCGCGCGCATAGCCAACCCCACTCCGAACGGGCAGCTACCCGGAGACCCTGACTGCTGGCACAGGACGGGTGTTGTCTCGGTTGCTGGGGCCGCCAATGCTTCGCTTCTTCGTCAGGTCATAGAAGACGTTCGTACCCTTGCTGGCAAAAAAGCCACACTCACGTTCTGGGCAAAAGCGGCCGCCGCTGTACCTCTAGCCTTTGAGTTTAGCCAAGTGTTCGGCAGCGGCGGTTCCGTGTCCGCAATCGTGGCAGGTATCGGCGCCACCAAAGTCAACCTGACTACCCAGTGGCAGAAGTTCGCCACGGTGATCGATTTTCCTACGGTTGTAGGCAAGACCATCGGCACCGATAATAACTCTTCCCTTCAGCTGTCCATCTTCTTCGAAGCGGGGTCCAACTTCGACGCACGTACTAACAACCTTGGTCAGCGAAGCGGCGTATACGATGTCGCCAGAGTGTCGCTGGTGGAAGGGGACGCGACTAAAGAAGACGATCCTTTTTCCGCCCGCCATGCCCAACAAGAGCTACACTTATGCCAAAGGTACTATGCCGGTACACGCGTATCCGCCAAGTTCAACGCCACTGCCGGGGGTCAAATAATGTCAGTGCCTATTTTCTGGCCTGTCCTGATGCGGGGTACCCCAACTACGAGCACGGGCGGTTTTTCTAGTAATGCAAACGCCACAGCCGCCGTGGGTGACCCTACCGACCGGAGTGCAAATCTATCCCTAACCTCGGTTGCCGCTGGGAGTTCTTATTTTATGTCGCTCTCCGTGCTAGCAGATATAGAGTATTAGGATACGGCCATTATCGCCTTTCATTGGGTGGCCGACGCCGAACTTTAAGGGGCAAAGAAGATGCAAATCGAAGTTCACAGCTATGCGTCTGGTGTCAGCGCAGATGTCACCATAGAAGGCCAGCGGATGACGGTGCCGGAGGCTATCGGCAACCGCCATTGGGCTATGCTGCAAGAATGGATTGCAGCCGGAAACTCTTGGCCAGACGTCCCTGCTCCAACCCTATCAGAGCGCAAGGAGCAACGGCTTGCAGAGCTTGCGACCATCCGCTGGGATCAGGAGATCGGCGGCATTGAGCTTGGCGCCATGCGTGTCAAGACGGACCCGGAAAGCGCCGGAAAATTGACGGCCGCCCATGTCACGGCGACCGAAAACCCTGCTTACCTGATCGAAAACTGGAAGGTCGCGCCTGGTGTGTTTGTCTCGCTCGATGCGCCGACGATCATCATGGCGGCGGGTGCAGTCCGTGACCATGTGCAATCTTGCTTCAATCGGGAGGCCCTGCTTTCCGCCGCCATCCTGTCGGCGACCACGATCGGCGAGCTCGAAGCGATAGACCTGACCGCAGGTTGGTGATGTCCATTCTCTAGGGGTCCGTTTTCGGACCCCTGATACTTCCGCGCGCGCGTGGCAAATGATCTCACGATCATTCATCCAGCGCGAGGTTTATGCCGATGGCGGAACTTACCTATCAGCACGGTACGCGGGTTTCGCGCGTTCCCGAAGGCACAGTCAGCCTGTCGATATTCGATCAGGCGACGGTTGGCATCATCGGCACGGCTCCGACCGCCGATGCCGCAGTCTTCCCCCTCGACACACCCGTTCTTCTGACCGGCGATCCGGCCCAGCTGGCGCTTTTAGGCGTGACGGGCACGCTGCGGTCGTCGATCGAGAACATGATCGCCGCTGCAGGCGGGTCCTACATTCCGCGCACCGCAGTCGTGCGCGTCACGGCCGGCATCGATGCCGCAGCGACCATCGCCAACATGGTCGGCTCCGCAGGCTCCATGACCGGCTGGCATGCGTTCAAGGGCGCGCGCTCCGAACTTGGCTTCAAGCCGAAGATCTACATGGCTCCGGGTTTTACCTCGCAGCGCATCGCCAATGGTGCCAACCCGCTGGTGACGGCAATGGCTCCCTGGCTTGAACGCCAGCGCGCCATGATGCTGATCGGTGGCCCGAGCACGGACACCGACGACGCCATCGAATATGCCGAGGATTTCGGTTCGATGTCGCTCGAAATCATCGATCCGCGCGTGATGATCGGTGCCACGGTCTTGCCGGCCGAACCGTTCGTCGCTGGTCTCGGCATGCGGATCATCCGCGATGGCGACCCGGAAACCAAGAAGCCGGCCGGGTTCTGGGTGTCCTGGTCAAATGCCGAGATCGGAGCGATTACGCAGACCGAGCGAATGGTTTCCTTCGACTACACGGACCCGGACACGGAAAGCCATCTTCTCAACGAGAACGGCATTAACACGATCATCCGTGACAAGGGTTTCCGCTATTGGGGCGGACTGTCGGCCTCGTCCGACGGCGATTGGATGTTCTCCAATGTCGTCCGCACCCGCTATGCGATCGAGGAGATGGTCGCCCAAAGCTTCGCGACCATCATCGACGCGCCAATGACCGCGCCGGCCGTGGTCGAGGCGATCTCGTCACTGGACGAGAAGCTGCTGGACCTTAAGACCACCGGCGCGATCCTGGGCGGCTCCGCCTTCTTCCTGCCGGCCGAGAATTCCGCTGGCCAACTTCGGCGGGGGCAGCTCCGCGTCGAGTTCGATGCGGAAGAAACCCCACCCATCCATGGCCTGACGTTCGGCTCCCGCCGCAACAAGAAGTATTTCGACGTGCTGGTGGAAGACATCGTCCGCGAACTCGCTGCCGCCTGATCGCGGCTCTTACGAAAGGATTTCCCGATGAAAGATATCGGTCGCTTCTGGTCGGCCTTCGTGGACGGCAAGGGCAAGTTTGCTGAAGCCGCCTCGTTCGAAGAGCCGGATTTCAAATGGACCCGCGAAAAGTTCGCAGGCGGCGGCGCAGCTGCCGAAGCCTCGGTTCAAATGATCCTTGAAGAGCTGACGGCATCCCTGACGCTCTACACCTACGATCCGGACGCGATGAAGGTCTTCGGCCTTGCCGTCCGTTCGCCGCAGCCCTTCCAGTTCCGCCGCGAGCTGCACGACACCAAGACGCAGGCTGTCAGCACCATCGCCATCCGCGTCCAGGCGACGCTCGACATCGAGTTTCCCGATTGGGACCGCAAGAAGCTGGAAGGCGTCAAGCTGCCGATGTTCCTCACCTCCTACCGCCGCTTCCGCGATGGCATCCTGGAGGCACACATCGACCCGGAAGCCGGGATCATCAACTTCGGTTCGGGTAACGTGCTCGATGCCACCAACCGTGCGATTGGACGCTGATCATGGGCGAGAAAATTATCACGCTTTCCCGGCCGGTCGATCTCGGGACCGGCGCTATCCCGACCCTGACATTGCGCGACATGGATGCCGGCGACTATTTCGACGCCGCTGCGGAATTGCGGCCGAACGCATCACGCGCCGAGCTCGAGGCACAGGTCGCCGCGATCTGCGCCGGTGTGCCCATGGCAGTTGTCCGCAAATGCCGCCCGGCTGATCTCGCCAAGGTTTCGAAATGGTACGACGAACAGTGGTCTGAAGGCACAACGGCGACGGGAGAACCCGGCGCGGACCCTTTGAAGGCAGACGCGGCGAAGTAGCCCTCCTCGGCGTGATCGAAGAGATCGCGTCTGTCTATTCGTTCACCTTTGCTGACCTGAAGCGGATGACGATCTCGCGTCTGCGGTTTTTCTGCATCACGGCGCGGGCGCGAAAAGCGGCCCGCGATCAGCATGAGATGGCGCTTTTGATGGTGCTTGGAAGGGGTGGATTAGGCTCATGAAGGCATCAATCGTCATCGAGCTGCTGACCAAGGGGCTCGATAAGGCCCGGTCAACAGAAAAGGCTATCAAGCAGATTGGCCGCGCGGCCGATGGTGCCGAGCGTGAAGCTTCCGGCCTTGCCCGCGCCGAAGCCCGGATCGGCGATGCGGGTAACCGCGCCGCAGCCGGCCAAAACCGGTTCGCGGCCTCAATCCACAAATCGAGCAACGAGATGCGCCGGGCGAAAACCGAAGCGCAAGCGTTTGAACGCCAGATGGACCGGCTCGGCCGTCAAAGGGCGCGCATGCCTCATGGCAATACGTCTGGCTTGGGTGGAATGGGTGCCGTCAGCGGTGTCGGTATGGCTTTCCTCGGCGGTCTGGGCCTCGGTGTTGGCGGTGTGGCAGGCGCGGGCTACGTGGCCAAGGCCACACTCGACAAGTCTGGTGAAATCGAGTTCGCCCGCGATCAGTTGCAGGTTCTTGGCGAGTATTCCGACGAACAGGCCGCGCTCTATGATAAGATTTTGAAGCCTGCCGGTATCGATCGCGGTGTCGGCACGATCGGTGCCTATGGCGTCTTCGGCAACCTGATGGCTGGTGGTCTCGACGCCGGCAACGCCGCAAAAATGACCGACGATGTCATGGTATTCGCAAAGGCCACTCAATCGGCCACCGACGACGCGGCAAAGACAACAGTCGCCCTTCAGAACAATATGAAGATCGGCGCCACCCAAATGATGGCCGCGTTTGACAGCATGGCACTCGCCGGGAAGGAAGGGCAGTTCGAGGTCCGGGACATGGCCCGCAGCGCGCCGTCGATCTTTGCGCGCATGGGCAAGCTCGGTGAAACAGGGCTGCAGGGTGTTCGCGGCTTTGCGGCGATGGCGCAGGCAATCCGGACCACGGCCGGCACATCTGACGAAGCCGCCACCAATTTCGAGAACATGCTCGACAAGTTCACATCCAAGGAATTTATCGATAACGCGGCCGAGATGGGGGTCAACGTCCAGGAGACGTTTGCAACCGCCAACAAGCAAGGGCTCTCACCAGTCCTGGAGCTGCTGAAGAAGATCAAGTCGGCATCTGGCGGCGATGCCTTCAAGCTCAAGGAGTTGATGCCGGACGTCCAGGCGAACGCGGCCCTGTCGGCGCTGATCGACAAAATTCCGGAACTGGCCACCGCGATCGAGCGATACGGGAACTCAGCCGGCACAGTCGCGAAGGACTTCACCACCGCGACGGGGAACATGCAGACGGCCTGGGACCGGATGGCAGGCAGCATCGGCGACAAGGCGACTAGCCTAGCGGACAAGATACTTCCCTCGATCACCAAGGCGATGGAGGGCGTCACGACCTCGCTTGAGGGCAAAGACGCTATGAGCGTCGGTTACAGCAAGACCGCTGAATACGGTACGCCGCTGGAGAAAAACCAGCGCAGCGAGTTCAAAAAGCGCTGGGACAAGCTCAATCCGGACAAGGGGCCAGAAGGCTTCGAGGCCGATTACATCGCAGCGATCCGTGCCGTTGGCGAAGGCCGGGCTAAAACCGCCTTCGACCGCCTCGACCAGCAAGAGCAGACCCCGAAACTGGAAAGGTTCTATCGCCAGGGCTACGTCCCCGGCAAAGGCCCGGAGGGGTTAGGGGCGGCACCATCAACCGGCAAAATGCCGACACCGGCTGAGCGCCCCGATCCAACCGTCAAGGTGCAGGCGAATGCCTATTCATTCGGGACGGGCCGCGAGAAGGTCGCCGACGCCACCGCGACCCTTGCGGCCGTGCGAGCACAAGCGCTGGCCGATCACAAGGCTATCGTCGATAGCTATCAGGCCTATGGGGCATCCCGCATCAGCGGCAACAATCGCGCAACCGCCAATGAAGACGGGAGCATTTCGGCACGTCCACATCAGCGGGCTCAACTGCAGGATAGCGACGACGGCAGTGTTTCACTCAGGCCAGAGCAGCGGCAAGCGTTCGCTATCCCGCCGTTGGATGGAGACCCCCTTGCCGAGGGCATGCGTGAAGGAGGCCAGAAAGCTGAGATGGCCGCGAAGGCAACCTCGGCCGCAATCGAAGCCACACTGTCGGCCATCCCGCTGTTCGGGGCTGGTTTGAAGGCTGGAATGCAGTTTGCTGACGGTTTGACGGCCTCGGCCGGCGCTGTTGCCGCCGCCGCCAACGCCGCCCTGGTCGCACCCGTTGCCAACCGCGTACCGCAGTCTCCCGCCAAGATCGGGCCGTTGCGCAATTTGCCGAGCATGGGCAGCAAGATCGCCGAGCAGCTCGCGGGCGGCATCGACCGGGCCACAGCACCCGCCGATGCGACCGAGCGTTTGGTGGGCGGTATTGCTGACAAGGCCAAGGGCGTGAAGCATGTCGTTCCGTCCTTTGCCACGCTCAAGCGGGACAATCCGGTGGATGGGGCCCGCCGCCTGGCCTCGCTCATTTCGGAGCGACCAAAAGAAGTTCAGACGCAACGGCAAGCCACCGGCGCGACGGCCAAAGGCAAGCCCGTGTCCGTTACGATCGGTTCAATCGTCTTTCACGGCGTAAAGGATGCGGCTGCTGGTGTCGGAAAGATCGGCGTCATGTTGGAGCGTCAATTGGCCGGCACGGTCGGCGATGTGGGGGCAGGATGAGCGTTCTCCTTCAGCTCGGAGGCTTCACCTTCGAAATGTCCGGCGTCGCTCCACGCGCCATCACCCGCACCGACGAATGGCGCTGGGCGGAGACCGAGCGCCTGTCCGGTGCGAATGCCCTGCAGTTTCTCGGTCGTGGTCCTGGCGAGATGACGTTGGAAGCGGTGCTGTTTCCGCGTCATCGCGGCGGTCACTCGGAAGTCGCTGTCGATGCCTTGCGCATCATTGCCAGCCAGGGCGTCCCGCTGCCATTCATTCGCGGCGATTACCGGATGCTTGGTTTCTACGTCATCGGCATGATCGAAGAGGACCACGCCTATATCGACCGCCACGGCCGTCCGCAGATGCTGTCGCTGATCATCACCCTTCGACGCTACGGCCTCGACGGCCTGACCGGCTTTAGCGCTTTGTTCGGGATCTGATGATGACCCGGATCTGGACGACAGCGGAAGGGGAAATGGCTGACGAGATCGCCTGGAAGGTCTACGGCGATCGTGCCGACGCGCTTCTGCGCCTGATCGAAGCCAATCCGCAACTGGCGACCCTACCACCCATGCTGCCCGCCAATGTCCGTTTAGTTCTTCCGGATCTGCCGGATAACGCGACACCGCCACCGGCAACGATCAGGATATTCCAATGAGGGGCATCACTCCGCAAATCTTCTGCTCGATCAACGGTCGCAACGTCTCCTCGGTGATGTTCCCGCGTCTGATCGAGGCGACGGTGACGGACGGCACCGGCATCGAAAGCGACGGACTGACCGTTGTCCTGGACAATGCCGACGACCTGATCGACCGGCCGCGCAAAAAGGACACGGTGATCTTTGGCGGTGGCTACCGCGAGACCGGTGGGCCGAAGATGTTTGGCTCCTACTCGATCGAGGATGTCGAGAAGACCGCCTTTCCTCGCCGGCTTGTCATTGTTGCTCGTGCAGGCGCGCCTGGCGACAAGATCAAGGAACGGAAGAACCGCGCCTTTGAAGACAAAACCATCGGCGAGATCGTCAAGCAGGTGGCAGGCGATGCGGGTCTGACGCCCTCGATCGATCCCGATCTTGAGAGCATCAAAATCCCCTACCGCGCCCAGCTGAACGAAAGCGACATGCATCTTCTGACGGCGATCGGTCAGCGCCTTGGCGCGATCGCAACGATGAAAGACGGCCACCTTGTCTTTGCCCGCAAGGGCAAGGGCATGACGGCATCCGGCATCGTTATGCCGCTCGTCCTGGTCGGCCTGGACGATCTGACCGGCGAGGACGCAATGCGGCTGCGCGGCTGTGCCCGCGCTCGCTACGGCACCATCCGAGCCCATTGGCACGATCCCAAGACGGCTACGCGCAAGAAGGTCGAGAAGGCCGGTGACGGTGCGGTTTTGGAAATTCCCGAACTCTTCCAGTCTGAGGACGAGGCCAAGGCAGCCGTCGACGGCAAGCGGAACAATCTCGACCGCGAGGAAGAGAAACTATCGCTGAAGATCGTCGGCCGCGAGACCGTCCAGGCGGAGGCAAATCTAGTGGTCGGGGGCGTCGATCGCGATGCCGATGGCCAGTGGTCGATCGACATGGTGACCCATTCGTTTTCCGGGACTGAGATCTACACCACGGAAATCGAGGCTGTCCGAAAGGGCAGCGACTGACGAGTGCCGGAGTGGTTTCCCATTCCGGAAACGGGCCTAAGTTTGGCGACCAGTCCCGTCCAACAGCAAAACATTTCCCGTTGCACCCGACCCTTTGCAGGGCGGCTCTGTGTGACTGATTCGAAGATGGTTTCAAATGACTTTTGAAGATGGTTTGAGAGACGTTCAAAACACCCACCCACCAGCCGCATGGATCGGTGGCAAACGCACCTTGGCACCGCGCCTGGTCCAGATGATTTCCGAGATCCCCCATAAGGTTTACGCGGAACCGTTCGTCGGCATGGGCGGTGTTTTCTTCCGCCGCCGCCGTGTTCCCAGGACGGAGGTCATCAATGATCGCAATGGGGAAGTGGTGAACCTGTTTCGCATCCTGCAGCGCCACTATCCGCAATTCATGGATACGCTCAAATTCCAGATTTCATCGCGGCGCGAATTCGAGCGTTTGAAGGCCTGCGACCCGCAAACGTTGACCGATTTGGAGCGCGCAGCGCGCTTCCTCTATCTCCAGAAGCTGGCCTTCGGCGGCAAGGTGTCGGGGCAGAATTTCGGCGTCGATATGAGTGGCGGCGCGCGCTTTAACTTGACCCGACTAGCTCCGCTCCTCGAAGACGTGCACGAGCGCCTGGCTGGTGTTGTCATCGAGAACCTCGATTGGGTGGCGTTCATAGATCGCTATGACCGGCCCGAGACGCTTTTCTATCTCGACCCACCGTATTTCGGCGGCGAAGACGATTATGGGAAGGCGTTGTTTTCACGGGATCAGTTCGCGGCGATGGCCGATCGCCTAGCTTCGATCAAGGGACAGTTTATCCTCTCCATCAATGATGTTCCCGAGATCCGCGCCGCCTTCAGTCGGTTTAGGCTGCAGCAAGAGAAGCTGCAGTACTCGATCGCGGGAGGGAAAGGCACGCCAGCGCTGGAGCTGATTGTTACCGGCCTCCAGACTACGTCAGCCACATGATGGAGCTCGTCAGCTTCGATCAACCCAGATTGGCAGCTAGGCCGATAGAACGAACGGTGGTTGGATAATGGAAATTGATTCGCCAGGGGCACAGTATGATCAAGTTTTCGAAAGACAATCGCCTCATCACCTGGTCGTTGGTAGCCAGTGCCATCTGGGCCTTATCCGTGGTCGTTTTTAGTATTTATTGGGGGCACGATCCCGCACGGCCTCTAGGGCTCAACGAGATTGCCGACGTAGTCGCCGGGGCGACTTCCCCACTCGCCCTCCTTTGGTTCCTGGTCACAGTTTACTTGCAATGGAAGGGGCTGGCGGAAACGGCCGCAAGCGCCCAGGCCGAGCGGGCAGACACATTTAGGCTTGAACTATTCGAACGACGACTGCGTGTAAGGCAGGACCTCGAGAAGGCAGCCTATCATATTCAGATTGACGATCCTGACAGCTATGGCGAGGGCATACGGCTCTTGGCTGATACCATCGACATTGCCGAATTTATCTGCGGGCCTAGAGTTCTCAAGACGCTTCATGAACTGCGAGACAATGGGCTCAAAGCGCGATACTTTGCGATGGAGTATGACAGGCTCCAGCCCTTCGGTGACAGCTTGGATGAAGTTGATAACGCGCGAATGGACAAGGCGATCGACGGACGATACAAAATCGCTCGGTGGATGATTGAGGAACTAACTCCGATCAAACTCAACGAACTTTTCCGACCGTACCTGCAAATGCCGGAACCTAGCACCTCTTAA